TACCGCCATGGGCAAGCGGCCTACCGCTGGCCGCAGCCGGGTTCGAAGCGTACCGCTACAGAAAAGATTGACAATCTTTCGGCAATTGCTATACTGAACTCACTAACAACGAAGGAGATTCCTGTGGACGAGATTGTCGGATGGGTAATTGGTTTGATCTTTTTCGGTTTCCTAGGCTTCTTGACGTACGAAATGGTGCAGACGATGAAGGAGTTGGACGCGCACCAAAAGTTTCTTGAAACTCACGGCTGTCAGCTTATCCACTCAAGCCCCACCGGACGCGATTTAGGCAACGCTAAGATACACCACTACGAATATGTCTACGTGTACGAGTGCGCAGACGGAACGCGTACCGAACTAAAGTAAGGAGAACCGAAAATGTTTAGCAGAGACAACAAGCATTACAGGCCAACCCCGCGCACGACTCAGGAAGCGTTCGGACCCTACCACCACTACCAGTCGAAGAAGCAGGCCCGCAACGATATCATCCAGGTCGCTTTAGGCGTGATCGCACTGGGCGTGGTTTACGGCTTGCTGTTTGGGTGGAGGGGATAGTGAAAACTGAGCGCTTACGTTTTGAAGAGATTATTCGGGACATTCTCCAACCGGATCAGGCCGAGCAAGCGCTAAGGAAAGAAGGTAAGTACTACGCGGAATATGCTACAACGCTTGCATGGGCCGTGTTTAGCGCAGCGGAGGCAGAACATGAGAGAACGCGAGATTGAACAGTATTTCATCCGCCGCGTGCGCGAAGCCGGCGGCCTGCAACGAAAGTTCGTAAGCCCCGGCCACAAGGGCGTACCGGACCAGATCGTAATCTACATGGGGCACGTGAATTTCGTTGAATTGAAAGCACCCGGCAAACTTCTGCGCGCCGATCAGGTTCGCGAACACAAGAAGTTACGCGATGCGGGTGCAAACGTCTGGACTGTCGATAGTAAAGACGCGGTTGACTACTTCATTGAGAGGATGACGCGATGAGCGCTTTGACAATTGGACTTATGGTTTGGGGAATCTTTAACGCTGCGATTCTCGCATTCTGGCGTGGGCGTGGGTGATGCAACTCCGCCCCTACCAGAAGCTAATCATTGACCACATTTTGGATAAGGAGAGATGCAATGCCTTTGTCCCCATGGGCCTCGGTAAAACTATATCGACGCTCAAGGCGCTTGAATCCCTTAGTCTGGTGGAAACAGCCCCGACGCTCGTACTCGCTCCGCTTCGGGTTGCGCAAAGCACGTGGCCTGACGAGATACAGAAATGGAAGCTCGACTTACCCGTTACGCCTATTGTCGGTGACGCGCCCCAACGGGCCCAAGCGCTACGTGAAGACTCCGCGATATTTACTATCAACTACGAGAACATCCCTTGGCTCGTAGACTGGTTTAAATACAACCCCCGCCCGTGGCCGTTCAAAACGATAGTGGCGGACGAGGTAACGAAACTCAAAGGCTTCCGCACACGCCAGGGCACGAAGCGCGCCAAAGCGCTTGCGGAAGTCGCACACAAGAAGGTGGAGCGATGGATTGGTTTAACGGGCACTCCAGCACCGAATGGGTTGAAAGACTTGTGGGGGCCGATGTGGTTCGTGGATGGGGGATCGAGACTCGGCAAATCCTTCTCTGCTTTCTCGATGAGGTGGTTCAGATCGAGTTACGATGGCTTTGGACTGGAGCCTATGGAACACGCGCAAAGAGAGATACAGAAGCTCATCTCAGACGTGTGCTTATCGCTGGATGCGAAGGACTACTTCAATCTCTCCGAGCCGATCACGAACCGCATCACGGTGGACCTGCCCCACAAGGCGCGGCAGCAGTACCGGGATATGGAAAAGAAGATGTTCCTGGAACTGGAGGGGCATCTAGGGCCGACCGAAGTGGAAGCGCTGAACGCAGCCAGCAAGACGCAGAAGTGCCTCCAGTTGGCAAACGGCGCGATCTATACCGATGAACAGCGAAACTGGACGGAGGTTCACGATGCCAAGATTGCGGCACTTGACGACATTATCGAGGAGGCCGGCGGTGCGCCTGTTCTCGTGGCATATCATTTTAAGCATGATCTGCATCGTCTGCGTGCCACTTTTCCTCGCGGCCGCGTGCTTGATTCCGATCCAGAAACTATTAGAGCTTGGAACGCAGGGAAAATACCGGTTCTGTTTGCTCATCCTGCTAGTGCTGGCCACGGTTTGTCTCTACAGGATGGTGGTAATATCATCGTGTTTTTCTCGCTGAACTGGTCACTAGAAGAACACCAGCAGATCATCGAGCGCATCGGGCCTGTCCGCCAAGCCCAATCTGGTCATGATCGGCCTGTGTTTATTCACTATATCCTCGCGAATGATACGGTGGATTTCGATGTACTGGAGCGGCTTGAGAGCAAGGCTTCGGTGCAGGAAATTCTGATGAAGGCAATGAAAAGGAGAAAGTAATGGACGGATACAGCTTGCAGTGGGTACAACAACGGATTGGAATTCTTGAAGGCAAAGACCAGGATCTGCTGAAGCGAATCGTAAATCTCGAACAGCAAGTTGCGAATCAGGCTTTGATCATGCAGGGCCTTACGAGCGTCGGAGAGAATGTCGTCACGCATTTGAAATCGCAAGCCGCGCAACAGCAAGCGACAGAGCATCTGTACGCACCGCTGCGCAGCGATACGAAGCCGCTGCTTGAAATGGCGGCGTTTGTGCGTCGAATCGCTGAACTAGATAGCGAACTCTACTCGTCTAGCGCAGAGAGCATCGTCTACAGTATCGCGAGCGAAGCCCAAGAGATCCTGAAGCGTTCAACATGAAACTCTTCACCACAACCGACGTGGCGGCGTCCGTGCGCCACGCCCACGACACCTTCACCCATGTCGTGCTGAATCGCGGATACACGACCCTTAAGCCTGTCTTCTTTATGTCGAAGACGATTGCGGATCTTCCGCTTTATCAGTACGCGAGCTGGATGCCGGAAACCGCCGGCCAGCTAGAACGGTGGTCGAAAGACGGCGGCGTGCTGATCTCGCAGGACACGCATCAAGGCTTCTTCGGCGACGTGACGGTGATGGTGGAGTGCCCTTACGATCTTGACCGGATAGCGCGTGTGCATGACAAGAATGGCGCATACGGCGTCATACCACACCCCAAAGCGTGGCGAACGCACGAGGAATGCGTAGACCTCAGGAGCCCGCCCGTAGACGTGCTGGAAGCGATCTGGCGCATCTGCGGCGGTAAGCAGATGACTAACAGCGAACTGGCGCAGGAAACCGGGCTTCCCGTCCACCACGTGCAGTATCTGAAGAACTCGCTGAAGCCGGAAGAGTACTGGTACATCCAGAAGCGACTGGCCCCCGAGCGTGATGAGTTTGTTCCGGCGTGGGACTGGCTGGAGGGCGGTGCAGTGCCCAAGCGTGCAGTAGTCGAGGCCGGCCACAAGGCACAGGTCGAAGAGATGGCGCGCTTCGGGTATATCAGCTTGAAGAAGATGCAGCACTATCCAGCGGAGGAACCGGCCTGGAAAGTGCTGAAGAAGAAACGCGAAACCGCGCTTAGCGATCTCGCGGCAGTTCGAACACTGGTTGACTCACTTCCCGATCATCTCGGAGCGTGATAACCGTTTGTCGTATTTCCTTAATTCGAGGAGCATTAGCGTGATACAACTGATTCAGTTCAGCGAGAGCCATTTCTGTATCACTTCCGGTCCCCGCCCGTGGTGGACCCGAGGAGAGGGCCAGTGCAGCATCGAGTTTGACCTTAGCGAGTGCGGCGCTATCCCCGAATTCCATCGTGGCCAGCTTATGGACCTCATTAAGACCATCGACCCGGAACGCGCGCTTAAGGTTTTCGACCTGGTTCTCGAACTGTTCAACGGACATACGGGAATAGGCCGGATCCACCTTGACCTGTTCGATAGCACCTGCAAACGCCTGGAGATCAGCGCTACGCCGGATGTAGAGATCGAGTTCACGTGCCGTGCAGTCAAGGGCACAGGCAGCGAGGAACACATCTCCCTTAGCCTCCGTAAGTGCCGTTTTGATTGACTGTTCGGAGATCAGCCCGGCGCGCATTGCTCGTCGGGTCATTTGAACGTCTCCGAAGGGTTCAGAGTGAACCAGTTAACTAGCTTTGGGATCACATCGTCTGACCATCTCATCGTACGCAAAGGGTCTACCTTCCCGTGGCTGGGGTTCACAATTTCGGTGAGCATAATCGCCTTGCGCATTGCGTCTTCTGCCCATTCGTCGCGCGGAAGCGGGTAGTAGGTCAGAGCATCGGCCAGGAGCGTGAAGGCATTCATTTCTTCGCCTTTTTCTTTTCAGGCAAACCCTTCACTGATTTGCCGTGCTGGGCTTTCGCGAACTCCTGCCCGACCTTCTTCGGGATGCCGATGTTCGACTTCCCGGAAGCCGCAGCATGCATGGCGCGGTTTTGCGCTTTCGATTTCATTGGCATCTCAGTACTCCAATCCGGTAGCGAAACCCAGTTTCTGAAGGATCGGCAACTGTTTGCGCATCTTCGTGCCGATATCGATCCGGTAGAACGGACTGTTCGGGATTTTAACCTTTTTGATAGCCGCGTACGCGCTTCGCCGTGCGCCCGATACCGTCGCGCCGTCGCCAGTCGCTACCAACGTGTAATCGCCCGCCGTCACCGGCCCGGGAAGGTCCACCACCTTGCCATTCACTTCGCGCGGCGCATCGCCTAACATGACTTCCGACCAGTGCAGATGCGCCATGTCTTCCGCGCCGTAAATCGGAATTCCGCACAGTTCCTTGTTCGTCACGTGACTGTAGGGGAAGTCGGGCAGCGCCATCACGATACTGATGCTCACGCAGTCGGTGCGGATCTCGAGCGTGTCCTTCCCGTCCGTCGCATCCTTCATCCACTGGGCGTGGTCACCTTCGATCAGCGACGTGAGGTTGTGGCGGATCGGCCAGCCGTCCCGAACCGTGAACTCCAGCGGCCAGGGCGTACCGTCTTCACCGATGATCGTGGCTACGTCGATATAGCCGACATACCCGATCCGGTGCAGGTGTTCGGTGACGGGTTTAAGCATCATGTCGGCCAGCTTGGACTTCTTCACGACACGAACGACCGTGCCCATTTCCCCGGTAGCTACGCCCATATCCCCCGCGAACAGGGATTTATGCTCGAAGTTCTCAACCCAGCCCGCTTTCGACCAGCCGACGCCCGGAATGAACCAGCCGCCGACCGCCATCTCCGCTACGCCGTTCACCTTCTCCTGAAGGATGAACCCCATTTCCTTTGCAGCCTTGACGTACTTCGGGACTGTCTTCCACCGCTGGAGCATGTAGACCAGATCAGCGGCGTTGTTCGACACGTAGGACATGGCGCGCTCACCGTCGCCGGACGGCTTGGAGACCATCGCCACACCCTGCTTCTTTACGTACGCAGTGGCCGAGTCATAGTCGCGGAACGTCTTGCCCTGAATCGTTTTCAGGCCGCACTCTTCCATGACCCTCTGGCCGACTTCGCGATCCAGTTCCCACTCCACGGTTTCGAGATTGCAGCCGTAAATCGGGTAACCGATCTTGCGGTATGGCTCCAGCAAATCGAGATAGGAGGTATTGTCGGGGGTGTAGATCAGATCGGCCCAGCCGATCCACTTCTTGCGAAGTTCGTCAAAGTCGCGGATCTTTTCGACAAGCCCTTCGCCGGCGCGGCGCGGCGAACCGTCAGCGCGCGGTTTGTCGTACCACTTGACCTCGTGGCCTTGCCGCTGCCACCTCATGCAGAGGTCGAGCGCGTTAGATGCCACATCAATACATAGTATTTTCATTCGGCAATTGCTATACTGGGTTTAACAACACAGGAGATCGTCATGAAACTCGGTACCGTGATTCTAGCCTTTGTCGCACTGCTCGCGATTGGTTCTGTCCTTG